CACGCCGCAGGATGGCCACAAGAACTACTCACCGAAGTCCTCGCAGAAGCATGGTCAGAATCTCGATGCCTCAACATCATCGGTTCTATCAACGGTCAACCAGCTCACAAGAACTTCAACGGTACTGATTGGGGGCCGATGCAACTCAATATGACGGTCTGGGACGACGAAATGACCAACAAATACGGTGACTGGCATCTCGTCGCAGACCCCTACTACAACTTTGCGTGGGCATGGGAAATGTACATCTGGTTCGATGCCCACAAAGGATGCGGATTCATCCCGTGGACACGACCCTGCAAATAAACTATTGACAACACCCCACAACTAGGGGATACTAGAAACACCTACAACAGAGAGAGAGAACACAATGGAATGGTTACAGTACGGTTCATGCCGCGGAATGGATGTCAACGACTTCATGCCGATCCGGGGCGACATCGTAAAGATACGAGCCGCCAAAAAGATTTGTAACACCTGCCCCGTCATGTTCGACTGCCGGAAGTACGGTTTGTCCAACCATCGAGCATGGGATTTGCACGGCATTTTCGGTGGTTTGACTAGGATGGAACGCGAAGATCAACTGCGGATCGCGGAGGGTCGTCTTCCGAAGAACCGTAAAGCTGTACGAAAGAACGACAATGACTGAGGAAAGAGCAACAATTTTTGTTGGTGATGTTCGTGAACGGCTCAAAAACATTTCTGATGGCTCGGTTCAATGTGTCATCACTAGCCCGCCATATTGGGGGTTGCGTGACTACGGTGTTGACGGTCAGATTGGTTTGGAGCAAACACCTGAAGTGTACGTTGATGAGATGGTAAGTGTATTCCGTGAAGTCTGGCGTGTAATAGCCGATGACGGCGTGTTGTGGCTCAATCTTGGCGACAGTTACGCAGGTTCAGGCAAAGGGCCAGCAGGCAACTTAGGCGCAACACATAACGAACGGCATATGGAACATAAACATTCTGCCATAGTCCCAGAAGGGTTGAAACCGAAAGACCTTGTTGGTATTCCGTGGCGGGTCGCCTTTGCTTTACAGGCAGACGGCTGGTATTTGCGTCAAGACATCATCTGGGCTAAACCAAATCCGATGCCTGAATCTGTTACCGACCGATGCACCAAATCCCACGAATACCTGTTTTTGCTCACTAAGTCGCCCCGCTATCTGTTCAACAATGAGATATTGAAGGAGCCTGCGAAATACCCGTACGATGATAGGGGGTCTAGAGGGGACTCACGGACAGGTTCGAGGATGAACAGTATGTCGGGACGCACAGGAGAAACCCGAAACAAACGTTCCGTCTGGACAATCCCCACTAAACCATTCCGAGGCTCACACTTTGCCGTGATGCCCGAAGCACTTGTCGAGCCTTGTGTTCTGTCAAGCAGTAGGCCCGACGATATTGTCTTAGACCCGTTTACCGGTTCAGGGACAGTTGGGGTGGTGTCTTTGCGTTTGGGACGACGGTTCATCGGATGCGAATTGAACCCTGAATATGTTGTAATTGCCCAAAACCGAATTGAAGATGACGCACCCATGATGAACCATGTTCGTATTATTGACGCACAGGAGCTGTTCAATAATGACTGACGACATCCTGACCGCACTCATCATCATCTACATGATCGCACTACTCTGGATCATCCTCTGGGACAGCGAAAGAAGAAACAAATGACATTCGACGAATGGATCAAAACCGGCATCGAACACGGATACTGCGGGCCGCCCGTCTGCTACACCCACGACAGCCTCCCAATGAGCAACGAAGAAGCAGACGAGTTCGAAGAACACGACCCCTGCCTACACATCATCCGACTCTACGAAGATGCCGAACACAAAACCAGTATTGAGCGCGACCACACACCATCCCAATGGAGAAACCTTTGGACAACTGGAAACTAGAAGCCGCCTGCCGTGGCCTACAAACCAACCTGTTCTTCCCCGAAAAAGGTGACCAACACACCCTCAAAACCGCACTCGAAATCTGCAACGGCACACCCGACACCGAACCCTGCCCCGTCAAACAACAATGCCTCGACTGGATACTCACCACATTCAACCGTGACGAAGACCTATACGGTATCTACGGTGGCCTGTTGCCGGCACAACGCCTCAAACTACGCAAACCATCCGGCCACGTCGCTATCGCCGTCACGAAAGACCGTATTGAGCGCGGAAACAACCGGCAAGAAGCCCTAGCAGAACTACTGAACCTCGTTCACGAAGTAGTGGTAACCGATATGTTGCGATCCGAACACCAGCGTCTCACCAAATACAACGAAACGATCAGTATTGAGCGCGGACAGCAGGATTGAGCGCGGAGAACAGTATCGCGCGCGGGTCTGAAACCGTCGATGCCGACACAACGAAGAATCCCGGCCGAACCAACATCGACCGGGATTCTGCTTATTGTGAATCGGACAGCTCGACCGTCCTATAGACAACCGTGACACCTAGTTCACGTTCGACCATTTCTCGCGCGACCGTCTCCGATGGGAACCGCCACGCCTGTCGAACCGAACCCCAATCCGTTGCCGGGTTCCGAACACCGTACGGATCGCGCCAATACACCGCGAGACGTTCGTGTTGTACCAGACAGCAGAATCGACGTGGGATAGGTTCTGGCGGGCAAGGTATCCATCGGCCGATGATCGGCCGAAGATACAACCGTTCGATCCACGATAGGCGTACATTCACCCGCGATTCGTGTCGCCGGTCAAACGCGGATAGCAACCGTCGCACACCAACGCGAACGCGCGAGGATCACCCATCACATCCCATTTCACCATCGGCGCGGAATCCACGTCGATCCGCGTGCTATCGTTGCCCGCAAGCTCGCACGACGAACAGTATTCGGGATCGTGTGGCGCGTCGAAGATCGCGCGATACCGGAACGCGTCTGCCAACAGCTCGATGACCGGGATCGCATAATGGCCATCGGGCAGGACACCCAACGTTTCCAAACGATCAACGTCGTTCTCCGTCATACCGGCACACTCAACGATCAGTAGCTGTTCCAACGGTTCGACGGAACACGTGTCGTCTCCCAACGCGATATAGCGTGACCAATCCATCAGGCCACCAACCAATCCGTATGACCATACGCGTCCTGTCCGAAGAACCGCGACACAACACCGGCCACACCGTACAGCGAGGCCCAATCCGCATCCGGTTGCCCGGACGACCACGAACGAATCACACGACGCGACCCATCCGCGACCACGATACGACGATCACAACCATCGTCATCGATCCACGCTAGTTCCGTGGTCGATTCTTCGTTGTACCAATCCCATCGTCGCGCGTTACCGCGCACGATCACCCAATCCGGGTGTGTTGTGGTTGCCATAACTATCCTCTCTCTCAAACCGGCCGGTTGGCCGGTAGTGCGCGCCCCGGGATCGAACCGGAGAAACCGCCAGACGGTCGCGCCAACCAATCACACCCCAATACCGTCAATCAGATCATCGATGAAATCCCGCAAATCGTTCTCATCCGTGTCCCATTCGATACCGCCGACAATGGCGTACTCATCAACAATCTGCTCTCCGTACGCGTCACGATCATCCGGTCGCAACCGTTCCACCCGCACGAATATGAACCCATAACACAACAAATCCGACACCGTGCGCGCAAGCTTGCGAACATCCGACACACCGGCCGGTGGTTGCCACCAATGCCGATCACCCCGCCAACCATCAATAATCATCGCGCCACCATCGAACCCAATAGGACGTTCGGCCTGTCGTGTCCCCCATCGGCACGATGTCACCAACGCGAACCGCCCATAGCAATCCGGGAAATCTGACACGTCGCACGTTTCATCCTGATCTATGCGATACCGCCAATCCCAACCGCCGAACGAAACGATGGTGTTCTCCCCCGCATCGATCAGTAGCGAGGCTAACGATCGTGTTTCCGTTTCCATAACTATCCTCTCTCTCTCTAATGCCGACACCGTTGCCGACATCGTGCCATACCGGGAATCGAACCCGCCCGCCCGCCAGAACCGGGATATGGCCAACCACAAGCTAACCAATCACCCCGCACGCGATCCCGCCATCGGAGAACCGGCCACCGTCATACCGATACAACGTCACCCGCACACGATCATCGTCCTGCCAGATGTTCACGTCCCAACCGTCACCATACGCGCCGAACCAATCACCCGAATACTCACGGTCGGACATTGACGTGAAACGATCAACCGCCCACAAACGAACCGTGTCGGCCAAACAATCCGCACACAACCACAGATCGTCGTGGTCTGAATACATCACATCGTTGCGCGTCCGGTCGCACATCGCACACACGTCAATCACAATGTCACCCCATCCCGCAACCGGAGAACCACATCGATCTCGTCCAAACGGACAGCAGACCACGGTTGCCCATAGTCATCGATCAGATGGAACGCGAGAGTACCGCCAACACGCAACGAATCGATAATCGTTCCTGTCCACGGTTTCCGATGACGTGTGAAACGAACCAACGCGCCAACGAGATCATCGGCCGACAAGCTTGCCATCAACCCGGAATCAATCACCACACACCCCCATCAATCTCAACGATCAGATCACCACGCCACACCGCACGATCGGCACAACCGTTACCGCGAAACGACCCGCACAACGCGATATTGCCATCCGTTACCGCGTCATCCGCGTGACACGGATGCCCACAATGGTCACACAACACCGGATCATCGATATCAGGGTAATAGTTCGGATTCATCGCGCCACCCATTCCAACGGTTCCACATCAACATCGAACGCGCTTGCCATATCCCAATCGTAGCAATCGGCCAACAGATCAGTAGCAACGTCGATCGCGGACGGATCATCCGAATAGTCGGATTCATCTTCACGAACCGGAACCGCGACAACGGTCGAAACCGTCGCGTACTCAAACGTGAACGTGACACGGAAACACATTTCGTCACCGGTCATCGCGCCACCCCCAACACATCCGAACGAAACGCACGCACACACTCACGAACCGACAAACGATCCGAACCGTTGCCCACATACTTGCGATCCAACAGATACATATTGCCACCCATCGCATAGCAATACACACCCCAATGGTGACGTTCGTAGTTCACACCCCACAACACACCCGATTGCCTACTCATAGCTTACCCTCTCTCTCTCATTAGTCCGGCCGGATTGCCGACACCCTGTATTGTGCGCGAACCGTGTCGCGCTTGTCAATAGTATTCTTCGCAAACCGGCCGGATTCTTTCGGCTGGTATCGCACGCGGGACAGTATCGCGCCCAACAGTATCGAACGCGAGACACCCGCCACAAACAACAAGCGGGCAGGCCATTCGACCCGCCCGCCCGCCTAGATCACCCGCCCGCACTACCTACGAAACCGGTAACCCGCGCGTTCTAGCTCGCGTCTCCGGCGCGCACGATACCGGCGCGCACGCGCGCGATTCTCCGGTAAGCACGCGCCCGCGAGAACCCACACACCCACAATGGCAACGTGAAACAGCGCGAACCCAATCAGATCACCCAACCGGATCACCCGCGCCCACGTAGACACCAATCGCGCCATCAGACAGCATCGAAGACACCCAATTGCCATCCCAACCGGCGCGCGCCAGATACTCACGGAACGCGCGCACGTAGTTCTCTTGCGGGCTTAGACCGTGATCCCACGTGACCGTGATCCGGTTGGGATCGAGCGCGCCCGCCGGATTATCGAACCGCGTCACGCGAATACGTGTACCGGTTCTGTTATTGGGGCCATAGAACCGGGCGCGTAATGTGGCCCGCCCGCTCTCACGAACATTCATAATCTGCTCTCTCTCTCTTAGAACCGGCGACTATCGCCGGTAGTGCGGGTGTGGGGATCGAACCCACAAGCGCGCCAACACACGCGCACCCGCCAACCAATCACGACAATTCGCGCGTACCTATCTCATACGAACCCGCGCGGACGTGTCCGCCCAATCCGCGCCGGTCTAATTCTTCCGCGACAGTAACCGCCACCAACCGCACCAATTCCCCGCGCACGTCATCAACAATCGCCCGCCAATCATCGACAGCAAGTCCATAGTTCGCCGCCCACTCAACACCCGACACACACACACTCACCGGGAACGACAGCTGAATAGTGTCCCCCATAGTTTCCACTTTGGTACTCATATCTCTCTCTCTCTCTCTAGAACCGGCGACTATCGCCGGTAGTGCGGGTGTGGGGATCGAACCCACGTGCGCCCAACCGCGCACCCGCCAACCAGATCACGCGCCGGTCACACTCTCCGAATCCGGCGACACCCACACAATCACGGTATGACGTTCACCCGCAAGCTTAGACCCGCAACACTCGCACGGCCATTTAGCGAACGTCGTCACGCCATCAGTAGGCCACGCGCCATCGATCAGATACGGAAACACACCCGCCGGCCGTTCGCGCGTATCGTCCGGCGAATCTTCCCAACCGTCACACACACCATTCGCCAACACTTGCACGCAGTCGATGCACACATCGACCGAATCAGTATCGCGCCATACGTCCGCGTATCCCGATTCGTACGCGTCACATACGTCGTCCGCGTACTCGTCGCCTAACGCATCGATCAGATCACCCAACATTTCGCGCACACTCTCACCCGCAAACACACCCGATAACGGATCAGTCCGATACTCGCCATCGTTCCGGTCATACGTCGCGTGTTCTTCCCCACGCTTACGCGCCATATCTAGAAACGTTTCTACGGGCAGAACAAGCCCAAACACTTTCCGGTCACCGGTACTCATATCTCTCTCTCTTTCTGTTATCTCCGGCCGGTTGGCCGGTAGTGCCTAGCGGGGAATCGAACCCCGAACCGCGCCAACACACGCGACTAGGCGAACCAGATCACGCGAACGGATTCGGACGCGCCATTTCTTCCCACATCAGATTCTCGCACTCATCGAACGTGAGAACCACACGCGCACCCGCACCAACCACACCCGACACCAGCGACACACACACCCGCGCCCGCTTGTGATCGATCGAATCCACCCGCACACACTCGCCGGTCTGACCATAGAACCGGCGCGTCACGTTATAGGAGAACCCAACCATAGGGAACCAACCAAACCGCACACACTCGCTACTCATATCTCTCTCTCTCTCTCTAATGGTGACCTACTGCCACACACCCGATTCTAAGCACACACCACACACCTAGTCAATAACCAACCAGATCACCCGCCAACAGCTTGACACCACACCCGGTTCTCGCTACCTACCAACCACACACACACCCGCCAACCAGATCACCCAACCAGACCACACCACACACCAACCAACCAACCACACCACACACCTAGATCACCACACCACACACCTAGTTCTAGGCGCGACACTCTCAACACTCACCCGCCGGCGCGCACACGTTCGGCGCGTTCGGTTCGGTTGTTCGGCGTGTGTGGGTGTGGGCGGGTTCTCTCTCGCGTCGATCGAATCTTGCGGGTGACGTGTCGGACGTGTCGAACACACCCGCCACCCTCTGAGACACGCGCCAACACGCAACCGGGGGTGTGCCGCGCGCGCAGGCGACGTACCTATATATTAGTTGTGTTGTGCAAGTGTGGTTTTTGGGGTTGGCGGCTTTGAGGGTGTAGGGATGGTTTAGTCCTCCCGCTGTTTGAGTTGTTTCTCTGGTCGCCGGTTTTTTCAGGACGGTCACCGTTCGCATTTGTGTCGTTTGGACGCTGCTCGATCATGTCGGTGCATGATCGTCTACCCACGTTTCCGTGTGTCATCCTCGCAAGCCGTGCAGGTGGCTAGGGGTCTGTGTGGGGGGTTTGGTTGTGGGGTTGATTGTATCAGGTGGGTGGGGGTGTTTGGCAGGTGCAGGGGGTGACGGCTTCTGTGCCGTCTTTGCGGGTGATGTAGACCCATCCGTTGTGGCATTGGCCGCAGAGGGGTGGTGGGGTTTTGGGGGTGGGTGGGGTGGGGGTTGGGGTGTTTTGGTGGTCGAGCCAGCGTTCGGCGTTGAGCCATGTGGTGGGGTGGGCGATGTATTGGGGGTCTTTGGGGCAGGTGATGGTGTAAAGCTGGGTGGCTTCGATGATGGTGGTGGGGGTGGTTTTTCGGAGGGCAGTTTTCCATGCTTTTCGGGCTGCGCCTTTTCCGATTTTGCGTGGGTAGTGGTTCCAGAACGTTTCGAATCCATCATCTTCGGATGATGTGGTGTGTGTTTGTTCTTGGCTTTGGTTCTTCTTCTTTGATTTGGTGGGCATCTGTGCGGCTATCCCCTCCGCATCTGTGCGGCTACCTGTCCGCAACGGTGCGGCTACCCCCATGTGGAGTGTGTAGAGGTTGGTTTGGGGTTGGCCGGGTGTGCTGGTGCGGTGTTGGATGCTGATGGCGTTGATTTTGTGGAGTTCTTTGAGTGCGCGGTCTACGGTGTCGGTGGAGCAGCTCATTCTTTTGGCGAGTGTGTTGCGGGATGGCCAGCAGGTGTTTTGGTTGTTGGCGTAGCGTTGGAGTAGGGCGAATGTTCTGACGGCTGTGGGGCTGATGGGTGCGTCAAGTATCCATTCGGGGATGATGGCGAAGTATGCGTCGGCTTGTAGTCGGGGTGTGGTATGCTCGTCCATGACGGCAGTTTTCCTTTCCTGTTGTCCTTGCTTCCGGCAATCGGGTTGGGTTGCGCGGGGGTAGTTTGAGTGTACACCTTCTGTCGGGGTTGTGTGTATACTGAGGGTTGTCGGCCTGTTGCTCTCTCTCCGGGCCGGCAACCTGCACGCCTCCATCCGGCATCCCCCTGCCGAGTGGGGGTTTGTGCTTTACTGGAGCGATATGGCTGGCACGAAAAATTCTGGGCGACGCGGTATTTCGGGTGATGATAAAGCTCGTTTTTGGGCGGCGATCAATGCGGGTGTGTCGATTACTGAGGCTTGCAAGATTGCGGGTATTCATTACAACACCGGTCAGAATTGGGTGGCGAAGAATAAGTTGTTGAACGCCCAGTTGCAGCAGGCGCAGGTGGATGCGAAGGTTGCTGGGGCGAAGGCGCATAGGTCTGGTGAGACGATGCGTCGTTTGCAGGTTGATTTGGCTGATATGGCCGAGTTGCCTCCGGTGATTCCGTATGACCGTTTGTCGGAGCGGGCGAAACGCGGCTGGGACGATTTCGATTATTTTCGTCGCGTCTATTTGGGCCGTGTCCCGTCTCCGTGGCAGGTTGATGCGGCGTACAAGATTGTGTCGTATTTGGAGTCGGAGGACAAAGAGTTCATGGTGTTGAACTGTCCTCCGGGTGCAGGTAAATCGACGTTGTTCCATGATGTTGCGGTTTGGTGCATTGTGCGGAACCGGGCGATTCGTGTGTTGATCGGTTCGATTTCGCAGACATTGGCGAAGATGTATTCGCGTCGTATTCGTGAGACGTTGGAACGTCCTACTCGTTTGATCGCAGACCCGGAGTTGGTGCGTAAGGGTTTGGCGGTTGATGCGGAGGCGTGTTTGGCGCATGATTACGGCCGTTTCAAGCCGATCGCGTCAGGTTCGTTGTGGCGGGCCGAGGAGTTCATTGTTGAGCAGATGATCCCCGGAATGTTGGAGAACAAGGAGCCGACTGTTTCGGCGTACGGTATTGATTCTGAGTTCATCGGTCATCGTGCCGACTTGTGTTTGTTTGATGACGTGGCTTCCCCCGAGAACTCGAAGGAGTCTGTTGCGCGTGATCGTCTGTTGGAGCGTTGGGATTCGATGGCTGAGGCTCGTTGTGATCCGGGCGGTTTGGTGTCGGTGATCGGTCAGCGGTTGGGGCCGGGTGACTTGTACGCCCATTGTTTGAGCAAAGTGATCTACGAGGATGTGGACGATACTGAGGGTTCGGGCGACGATCTGACGGTCGATGAGGCGATGTCTGATCCGGTTCGGAAACAGAAATATCATCATCTGATCTATCGGGCGTACTACGAAGAGTTGGATACCGGCCCGAAAAGCCGTCGCAAGGATGCTCCGGCATGGCCGGACGGCCCACTTCTCGATCCGGTGCGTCTGTCATGGAAAGAAACCTTGTCGTTCGTGAAACAGAACCAGCCGACAAAGTTTCGGGTGGTATACCAGCAAGAAGATATTGACACCGACTATCAGCTGGTTGAGCGAACCATGTTGACGGGTGGTGTCGGTTCGGACGGCGTGTTCTATTCGGGGTGTATCGATCGGGAACGGCAACCCGGATTTTTGCCTCGCGGCCTGTCAGCCCCGTGGGTGTCGATCATTTCGGTTGACCCGTCTCCATCCCAGTTTTGGGGTGTGATCTGGACTGTTGTACAGCCCGATATGGGGTTGTATCACGTGGTTGATTTGGAGCGGGTGAAGTTGACGGCTGAGGAACTGTTGGGTTACTCGATGTCTACCGGCCAGTATTCAGGCATTTTGGAGGATTGGGTTCAACGGGCCGACGATATGGGTTATCCGGTG